GGCCATTGCTCATACTGGCGCCCTTCATAATCCGATGACCCACCAATCTTGACAACGTGCGTAGCGTGTAGGAATACAAAGGTTTTCTGTATCCCTATTTTCTCAAATGGTATCATGCTATACCCATGCTTACTTAGCTCACTCTTGAGCCCGCTAACCTGTTCGTCGTACCTGTCAAGGTCCGCTAACTCACCAAATAGCTGTTTTGCATGTGCTGTGACTAACCCGCTTAAGCTAGTCACCGTTGCTGCTGGGGTCATGCGCGCAGGTCACGCTTGCGGTACAAGCGCGCGTTAGAAGGATACCAACCGAGCCCGAACAACCAAGCGACAATTGAAAACCCCGCCTCACCGTAGCGCGCGTTTAACTCACGCAACGCTAGGTCGTAAGCCTGCGGCGACAGCGTGTAGCGAGTCACTGTGTCAACCTCCGACTGAGAGATCAATCATTACTGCAATATGCAATATAGCTGTTTAGTGAGCAAGCGCAAGTATCTAATTGTTAGCGAATTGTCAGGAATTTCATACTGCAAGAGTTATGCCATCGCGCGCATTAATGAGTGAGCAATCACTCACGCGGAGAGCCCGCCGTTTCGGTATTTGTTCGGGTAACGGGATTACTTCGGGTGCAACGGGCTTTCTTTGGTTTCGGTCTTTATTCGGTAACGGGATTTGTTCGGTTGGCTGTATTAGGATCGAGACCCGGGTGGGGGGAAAAAACGCGGGCGGATATTTTCCAATCGTGTTAAAATAAAACAGCCAATAAAATTTACATTTAAATTAAACCATTTACTTCGTTACTTCACATATTTATTTATATGCTAATTTGTTAATTCGTTTACTTATCTATTATCTTAGTTTTCCATATATAGTTAGTGTAAGTAGGTATCCCCAATTGGAGGAGTTGGGGGCGCTTGGATTGCTAATGGGTAGCCTAGTGTGCTCATTGTCAGGTCACACGAGCATGTAGGAGAAAGTGTATCTGTTAACTATGGAGTATATATAAATGCCAGTCTTCGTCTCTAAGGCGTTAGGTGTCCTTACAATAGCTAACGGGCAGACTTTAGGAGCAGCTATCAAATGTGCTGAAGTATTTGAGGATGCGGTTAGCGTTATTATATATGCTCGTAACGCTACTGATGGTGTCCTCACTTATAAAATTCAAGTAAGCCCTGATGATGGAACAACATGGTTTGATTTAGAGGATGCAGCAGCAGCGGTAATTGCGGCACCTAATGTACCCAAATGAGACTGGTTAGTTCTGCTGTAACGACAGGGCTTAGGACGTGGGATATCACTAAACAATTCCAAACAAGTTAACTATATGAACAAAAGTCATCCGTCACATCCAGTTTATGGTGATAAGGGTTCATCACCACGTAATAGCAACAAGAAGAAAGTTAATAAGAGTAAGCAATATAGTAAGGATGAACGTGCTCCTTCATCTGCTCCTCCTATGAGCCCAAATATGGCTGAAGGTTACATGGCACCACCTACTGAAGCTGGTGGTTCATTAACTGTTCCTAAGCCTTAAGTATGAAGCATCCTTCTCATTACCCAGCTAAGCGGTTACCTGTAAGACGCACAGGTAGACACAAGAAAACATATAGTGAGAAGCAGCTTACTGGAGCTATGAAAAGACTCCGGAAACATTTATTTAAGGGGCCACGTTAATTATGAACATGCGTCCAACTAAATGGGCCAATGAAGCTAAGAGAGAAGGTAAAGTTAATCTCCCTGGTAAGGGAGATGATAAGTTTATGCGTGATTATATAGCTGGCAAAGATAGTTGTTATACTGCTGATGATATCACAACTGGAGAAGGACCTCAAGTTGAGATAACCAAATAATATGTCACGTAATAAAGACGAATACGGAAACGGTGCGTGCGCTTCATTTTGGAAACCCTACTCAATACGTGACGGGCATACTCAACCTGGAAATCCTAAAGCCAGCCATGAGTTACCGTCTGAACATATGAGTATGACTCCAGAGAAAGCCCGCACCATCTTACATGATAAAGAAATACGCGGTCATCCTCTTACGAAGAAGCAGCGTGGATTATTCGGTTCCATAGCTAGCAAAGGTAAATAAATGAAATTATCATTATTACTATTATTGTTATCAACAAGCCTAAGTGCACAGGTTCCATTTACAGTCGGTGCTAGAGTTCATGTTGCTCAGCCTGTCTGCGCTCGTACAGACACTATCATTAGTGGGACAGGTTGTGGTATTGGAAACGTTTTACGTACTGTAGGTGATAAGGGGACTATCTTACGTGGTCCTGCCGGAGGTAGCACACCCTTTGGTATAAGCTGGTACATTCATTATGATGTTCCACCTGATGGATGGAGCACACAGAAGTATCTCACAGTAGATACAGTTATACCTCCTCCTCCACCGCCACCACCTCCACCACCACCGCCAGTAGCAGTAGCTTCTATCAAATTAAATCCTACTGGCCTTGTATTGATAACTTCTATTAGTGGTACACTTCAGGCTAGAGCTTCTGCACTTGACTCATTAGGTAACACTTTACCGCGTTTGATTACATGGACTTCAACAGCGCCCTCCATAGCTTCTGTAGATACTAGCGGGCTAATTACAGCTCATAGCCTTGGCACAGATACCATTAAAGCAAGTTCTGGTGGTAAATCTAGTTCATTAGTTGTTATGATTGGTCCACCACCACCTCCTCCACCTCCGGTTGTAACCATAAGGCGTGGTGGTGTAGATTCACTTTTAGTGTTATTTATTTGTAAGCAGTTAGTATTGACTCCTGGGTTATGTGTGTCCTTACCTATCTATAATGCAGTTGGAGATTCGGTTGGACATATTGATGGCATAGTGAGAATTCCATGAAAACACTATCTCTATTAGTATTAGCTATAGCTGCTTGTTCTCATTATTCTAAGCCATCACCATTAGCATTTAGAGTAATTCAAGCAACTAATGACACAGTATTAGCTGAACAAACTGGTCATTTAAATACAAATAATCCGTTATCTGAGCTTGTAACATTAAGTGTAAGAGTTAAGAATGTATTAATAGGTACATGTGTATTTGGAGTTATGGCTGATTCTACTTTAATATCATTTACTGGCAGTGGTATGGATTGTGGAAACTATTACTATGCTTGGGTAGCACGTCGTCAACCAAAATCACCACATTAATCTATTAATTAGGAGAAACAATGAGAGCGTCCACAGAGCATGGTACAATAACTGTAACTCCTAATGGTAATGGTTACGACGTAAAATGTCCGGTGTGTGGTTTTAATAATAGAGTATCATCTGACCACGGCTGGTAAATATCAACCGGTAATTATGGAATTCATGAACCTTGGAATCAAGTTCAAATACGACTCCGGTTCAATGATAGCTTCCTCATGCAGGCTAATGAGACATAGGATTGATGTAGATAAAATTAGTATGCAATGTAAGAATGTGGACGAGAATGGTGAAGGACAGTGTGATTTCTCTGTTACGGACGCACAGTTAGTATCTGATGAGTAATAGGAGTAACATAGTAATGATGACTTCTGATGAGATTCATTTACAGCCATATAAGCCTCCTCACCTTAGACAAAAAGGTAAGGTGGCAAAGTGGATTCCGAAGAAGTGGCGAATTGAGTATGAGGAGATGGTTGCACTCTCATGCACAGGTCGCTCTAATAAGGTAATAGCAGAAAAATTTGGTTACACAGAACAACATATCTCAGCTATCTTAAACTGTCCTAAAGCTAAGCTAGTACGCAGAGATATGTTAGAATTATTACGTAAGTCTGTTGAATCACGTATGGAGGACAGAGTACGTGATTTACAAGAAATGTCATTGACTCGTTTAACACAGTATCTAGCTGATGATATGATATTTGCGAACTCTCCATCAGCAGTAGTAGATAAAGGTATTAAGGTGTTACAAGGAACAGGCGTCCTGCGGACTGACGCAGGTGGTAGCGGGGTTCTTAACGCGAAGAACGCTTTTATTATTTCTCCTGACGCAGCGGAGGGCATTCGTGAAGGATTAAGATTAGCTGATGAAGCGCGCCGTTTACATGATACTAATATTAAAGAGTTAGCTAGGCCAACTGAAATCGTTGTGGAACCATAGTTATGATTAATGAGCATAACGATGATGATTGGAAGAAGTTATTAGACACAAGCATAATTACAGAAAATCAAAGGAAAGCTGAGAAGAAATTTGAGCGGCTTACGTCTGACGAAATTTCATATCTACAACGCAGATGTAAGACCGATCTATTTTTCTTGGCACATGGAATCCTCGGTTACAACAGACTCTCGCCGAAACTGCATGGCAGTTTATGTAACTGGTTATCTAGAACAGCCGAGAACCAGTATAGAATGGTATTATTACCAAGAGCACATTTTAAGACGACAGTCGCTACGGTTGCTGACTCAATACAATGTGCTTTGCCGGACTGTGGCACTGTACAACAATGGCCTCGTGGATTAGGTACCAACGTTCGTGTACTATATGCACATGAATCACACGAAGGTGCATCACGATTCTTATATGAAACTACGCGGCATTTCACTGGTAATCCCAGGTTGATGGGACTGTTTCCTAATTTAGTTCCATCACCTAAGATTCAAAGGATGAATAAGAATGAGCTTGAGCTTCCGAGGACTGAGTTCTGGGCTGAGCCTACTTTCGATACTATTGGTGTTGGCGGGCATTCTCAGGGTCGTCATTTTAACTACATTAAATTAGACGACATATTCGGAGATAAAGCCCGCGACTCCAAAGCTGAAAGGGAAATGTTAGTACAATGGTTTGACAACATTCAATCATTCTTAGTTCGTTTGAAGTTAGACCACATAGATATAATTGGTACTCGTTATTCATTAGATGATGTATACGCTCACGCGATGAAAACATATGGTAATCGCCTATTAAAGTACATAAGACGCATAAAAGAAAAAGAAAACGATGACGAGGAATCCAAATTTATATTCCCTGAAGAATTCGATGATGATGCTGTCATTGTTTTAAAGAAGAATATTAAGGTTTGGAATGCTCAGTATGTTAATGATCCACATGAAGGATTAGCTGAGTTTGATCTAAATTGGAAAAAGTTTTATCATCATGTACCAGGTCGTCAAGTTGCAGCTTTCTTTGGTTCTCAAACAATTGCTCCCACAAAATATAAAATATCCGATCTTGATATAATTATAATAGTTGACCCTGCTGTTACAGGTAAATCTGGCTTCATAGTAACAGGTACAGATGCTAAATTACATGTGTTCGTCTTAGAAGCTATTAAGGGCTATTTTAAGCCACCTGAACTCGTACAGAAAGTTTTCGATCTTGTTCAAAAATACTGGCCAAGACTTGTTGCGTTTGAGGAAGTCATATTCTCTGCCAACTACAAGCCTTGGATTGAGACTGAGATGCGTGTACGCGGAATACGTTTTAACATCATACCTGTCAAGCCGAAAAAAGCTGGGAGAGCAGATAACTCGAAGATGGAGAGAGTTAGAGGTCTATCTAACTACTTCTCAGCGGGCCAAATATTATTTAATGAAGGTCAGACAGATTTAATAGAGGAATATGATAATTTTGGGGCCACAGATGATTACCATTTACTAGATGCATTAGCTTATGGGCCAGAATTATGGCGTAATGGATTACAAGCTGCACAGTTCAAGCAATATCAAAAGTTAGAAGAAGAAGTGTTGGAAGATAGAGATCCATTAACCGGTTATTCAAAATAGGTAATTATTATGACTGTGAATGAGTTGGTAGCCAATCTAGCTGAACATGATGGAGATACAGAGGTAGAAAACTTAGTTATGAGTAATAAATTAGGTGGCGATTTTTGGAAGAGTTTAGTATGTACCGGGCTAAAAGTGTTGCAAGGTAGTGGTGTTGTAAAGTTGGATGGTGAGCAGAGTGCTGTGTTTAATGTTATACTTTCTCAAATCTGTGGAGGTTGAATGTTACTTCAAACAACAACTCCATCGGTAGTTCAAACAGTAGTACAAACAGCGATCGCATTAGTAGTTCCAACAGCAGCTACATTTGGATTAACACAGGTATCGAAAATGATAGATGCTGTAAATAAGATGCCAGA